GGCAAAAGTATGTTTTTGAAAAGTCACTACCATGAAGCGCAGTAGCAAGAAACATAGAGTTTTTATCTCTTTTATAATTCCTGTCTTTTACAGTTAATTCAAACGAATACCTCTTCGCAATTCTTTCTGCCGCTTCCGTTGCCTCATCACTATTAGAGTCAATAGCCATTGCCTGAATAAAGTCACGATTAGGAAAGAATGCTTTGTATGCCCTTGCTTGGAATATATTGCAACCTTCTGTAAGTATAGGTAGGCAGGAAGACGAAGCTCCGCCCATTGGAGAAACAACCCCTCTATGAACCTGATGATATAATTCAACATACTCAATATGCTTATCAATCCACCCCTGACGACTTTGTAGGTCGTCTTCAAAGTCTTCAACAACAGTACGGGCAATGGTTTTTAGCTTGTCAGGGTCAATTGAGTTTACAAGGTTTTGCTCATCAACAACTTCAATATCACTCTCAAGGGCCGATTCGTTAGAATCCAGCTCCCCCGATTGCATCATTAATTCTTCTTCCATTTGCAAGCTCTATGCCTTTTTGTTTTTTGTAATCACTATATTCTTTTGATGCCATTAGATGATGGTGCATCCATGGAATCATTCCAAAGCCTTCGACTTCAACTTTAATATCCCCATTTAATATCAGTGGGAATATCATATCTTTGTACTCCTGAGCCTGAGCAAGCAACTGCCCCTCAGTCCAAAAAGTACGCACGGCCTGAGTATCGCCCCAAGTGTCGCAAGGAAGGGTAACTTCCATGTACTTTAATGTACCCTTATCATTCACTTCTTGCAAATCAGGCTTTTTTTCATAGCAGAGGTCATATCCCTGAAAGTTAAAGTGGGCAAAGCCCATTGCTTGCAGTAACATTATGGAGCGCGTTGCCGTTGCACTGCCGCCATATATCGCTAAATGGCCTTGTGGGAGCATCTCAAGCATTTTATTTGTAGTCACTGCGTGATAACCCCATAACTTAGCACTGTGCTTGTATAGGGTTAGAGCGACTTCTGGGTCACACATTGAGGCAACAAAGTAATTAACATCCTTGTGGGGAAATTTAATAAAATCATTAACGTGTGGGCGTGGGTCAAGTAAAACACAACCCCAAGGGACAACGCCAGCCTCTAAAAGCCTATTAAGGGCATGTTTAACAGCTATAACTTTATAACCCTGTGTTTGAAGTTGTTTAACTCTATGCGGATTTAGAGACGGCCCAGCACTACAAACAACCACTCTATCACTATTCTTTTCACACAAATTCACCCAATTAGCCCTTGGTATAATCTGTAAATTGCGTTGCACATTGCTATGAATCACATCATCAGATACGCAGTTCTTGCTTATAATACCAAAACTGCCACGCATATGGTCTTTTGTGGTATTTTCTTCATTTTGCGGTTTGGATTGAGTAATATTAAATTTACTCGGCCCTTTATAGTGCGTAAAGCAGGTTGCCAATGGTGATAATTCCCACACATCACGGCCTGAAACGCCTTCAGATAGGTTGGTAAATAGTTTTTTATCGCCATTTACAGCCTGAAACTCTGCCCTAACTTGGTCAAATACAAAAGCATCTGTTGTTTGCTCCAGTTTCTCAGCATCACCTGAAACATATTTTGCATGCAGTCGCTGAATGAAGGTATCCCCGCCATTCTTTAAATCATAGCAAATAAAGCCTGTTTCTGATGTATCCCAATCCTTTCGCCCCAGATATGATAGTATTTTGCCTTTTTCTGGTAGGAATTGATTAAAATCAACCTTGGAATTGGCAATCACATCAGCGTCAAGCCAGATTAGATAGTCATAACCTTCTTTGACAGCGTATTCCATTGCCTCATATTGGGCAAAAACCTTCCATGAGAATCGTACTAATTGTTTTCTATAGTCCTTGTAATCATCTTTCCCATGGTTGCGCTCTAGAAACTCTTTTTGCCCCTTTGTATAGTCAGGGCAAGCCATATAGGCCCTGTCGTATTTTGTGCTTTTATCAATTAATGCGTCAACTAAGGCTTTATTTGCTTCAATGTTTTGTGGCTCTAGTGCTATAGCAATTGGAATATCTTTAAGGAAGTGCTTACCCCATGAATCCAATGCAGCATCCGCGTAAGTATTCCACAATTCATATGGAAACGTTGTTACTACTAGAATTTTACTACTCATCTTTAGGCCTTTCTATTTTTTCAACTTGCCAGATTCCTTTTTGCACACCTTCGGGCATAGCATCAAAGAATGCTTTAACCATTTTTGCCTGTATTAACCTGTCCTTAAAGTCATTTTCTTGCGGGTATCCTATAAAAAAGGGGGGATTTAACCCTAAAGCATCTTTAATATGAGCAATTTCTTGCGACAGATACGCGCCATAAGAGTAATAAAGCTCATATTTCTCTTTCTCCCAGTCGTCTATAGTTTTATAAATCCGCCATGTAGCGCCAATACAAAGAGGGTCAGGGAGCATAGTTATATCGGGCAACCAGTGGCCCCCAGCATGATTAAAGAAGCAATTGCTAGTAATTTTATAACCATCTACTTCAATTGGATTCTGAGGATACGGCAAATAATTAATCTGCATAAACTATACTTACCTTAATATCATTAATGTTATATGCTTTAATTAAACCATTCCACCAGCCTTCATCATGCAGTGTTATATGGGCATTACGTCCATCTGGGAGGGTTTTCTTTGCGGGCTTAGTGCTAATAGAGAAAAACACAAACTTAGTGGCATAATTGAATATATCCTCAAGTAATTCAGGCAATTCATCTTCCGGCACATGTTCAAGCACATCAGTGCAGATAACACCTTCAAACTTACCTTGAGGCCTATTACTGAAAGGCTTATAAAACAAATCATAGCAATGTGGTAAAGGCACTCCCCACTCTTTGTGCAGGTTATCAACCAGATAGTGCCTAGCTTTCCCACATCCATAATCAAGTATTTCTTGAGAATCAGTCTCTTTTATCAAGTCGCCTATTTCTTTTTTGTAATGTTTAGGCTGTTGTCCTATAAACATTCCTGCATCGTGCATTTGTTCGTATTGGCTTTGTAATGAACTAGTCATTTATTAACCTCTTTCTTGCAAATGGGTTGTATGGGCTATACTGAAACTTATCGTTAGTTGAGATATAACGCTCATAAGCAGTCCACCATTCCTTAGCAAATAGTACATCTTGGCATTTTGGGTTATCAATAAACCACGGTCCACCATCAGTATAATGAACTATATGTGGCTTTTCTGCTCCGCTAGATATTCCCTCTATCCAATTGTAAATACTAGGTAAATCACCAATTTCACTATCTCGCAACCAGCCGAATTGATGCAAGAACGAACCATCAGCAGTAGATATTAGTTGAGGGGTTAGGGCAGCGTTAGAGGGGTGTTTGCAGTTAAACAGGATAAAACTACTCCAATTTTTGCGCTCATAGCCGTATTGTTCTCTATTATCCATTTTAACATTGTTGGTGGGTCTGTGATTATGCTTACGAACCATTACCGCATATTTTTCATCAGCATACTTCATTATTTCAGTAATATCATTTAATGCAATCATGTCGCAGTCCATGAATATAGCCCAACCTTTATACTCGGCTAAGATAGGAGTTAAGAATCTAGTATGGCTGAATTCAGTAGAAAACGGCCTACCATCAATTAAATCTCTAAAATTGCCAGTACGTGCGTTTATTTCCCACGGCCTAGAGAACAAGCCAAGCTCGCGCATTTCGCGGTGTTTAATCGGGGTAATCTGCACTTTATTGCGACTGGAGTGCCGTAAAATACTGTTTTCACAGACATCATAGGCTATAGGCTCTCTTGAATCCCAACCAATATATACTTTAAGCATTATTTTGTACCTCTCTAGCTATTTTCCACGCGCTACCATCGCAGAACTCGTTTAATGTAAACTGGCAATAAGAAAGGAAGCGGAATAAATCCAACCTATCGAAGCTGGTTAGGTCTTTCTTGCCAATGTCGGATATAGTTAAGCCGTTCCAGTTATATATATCAGGTGATTGCCCAATGGCAGGAACGCCATATATTAACGCGTCAATCATCACATTGCTAGAATATGCAACCACGGCAACAGCACGCTCTAAGTCTTCCGCTAAGGGCACGTTATTCGGGTTTTTATACCGCACCTTAGCTTTGTGCTTAGTTCTACCCACAGCAGTTATTGCAAGCTCTAACCAGTTCTCAGGAATGCCATAAAAGTGGCATACAGCTTCTGAGGGTGGGCAGATTAACACATAATCACCACCAGTTTTATAAGGGGCTATATTGATATTTAACGCGTCCCATCGGTCAAAGGGCAAGGTTTTTGCAACTGCATCGTTGTAGGTAGCACGCATGCCATTTTTAGAAATACGGTAGTATCCGGCAAAGTGCCCGCTGTGGAAGTATCCAAGGTCTATTTCCCAAAAGTCTCTATGAGAGGCCATTTGTCTTTGGAATATATCACCAGTTCCCCTTAAAATGCCGTAACTAATTGGTGTATATATTGGGGAAAATTCATCTGTTTTGGTGTGGATTATCTTAATATCTTGGTGTAGATTGGTGTTTCTAAACCCAGCTGCAACGGCTTGCATGACGTACTGATTAATCCCGTGTGGGGTTTTAAGCAGACAGTAGTTCATTCTGCAAACACAATAAAGAGAATTATAAGAATGGTTATTAACAACCACATAAGAAACTCACTACTCAAAACAACCTATGGTGTTGGCAAATATACTAATACATAAATCTTGTAAAGAATTATCGCAACATTCTCTTTTTATGGCTTTCAGCGTCATTGATAGCTTTTTGTTTTCGCATTAACTCAGTAATGATAATAGGCCGTGAAGCAAGGCCGTATAGCACAGCATCAAGTATATGGTCTTCCTGCCTACTGTCCGCACCTTTTTCCGGCTCTCGCTCATCTAGGATTAAATCGGGTACGGTTCTCCAAAAGTGTGTGCAATTGGCTGTTATGAAGAACATTGGATAACCCTCTTCACCTTTAAGTCGTATCCGCATTTCATGATAATTTGCCTGTCTATCCTTATGTGATTGCTCCATTTTAAACTTACCACCTGTGGTTGTGTACATTCTTTCCTGTACTGATGGCGCGTCTGACTTACTCCACATTGCAGTGTCGCCGACTCTGTAGTCAATCTTCTCATTTCGCTTCCTTCATCAAATTAATCCAATATTCTATTTTCAATTTCTCTCTAGACTTATTTATAATGTTAGAATATTCTTTGATTAATAATTCTTCAGTTCTGGTCCTGCGTTTTTAGTATTTTCAAATCTAAGTACTACTGCAACTAGAATAACACTAACTGATACTACGAGTGATGGAAAAACGGTATTAATATTTAATTTTTCTGGTGGTAGTAGATATGTACAATCTGATGTTACTGATGGTTTACAAATAACAGCATCTACTACATCTACATCTACATCAATATTAATGCCAAACGGTACATTATATTATGCTATCAAATTGAGTTCTGGTGAATATACTGGTGGTTGGAAACTGAGGACACTATGATAACAATTTCAAATTTTTTAAGACAAGTGTACATAGAAAATATTCAACATACAGATTATATAGATCAAATTTTTATGAATACTTCTGGTGTCGTTGTTAAATTAAATCAAGAACAACCATTTCAAAACACTAACTTATATCCAAATAAAAATTTCTTCCAAAGAAATTGTGTAGAATTAGATAATGTGATCTGTCTTCCATTAGGTATTCAAGATGGTTTACAAAAAACAATTATACACATACTAAGTGGAACAATAGAAAAATCAATTTTATGTTCATCTCAATATTCACAATATACACGAAATCAAGTTCT